TTTGACGGCGAAGAAGAACTTCGGGCGGCCCATGAGGGCCTCGTCATCCACCCACACGTCGAAATCGCGCGTTTCGACGCAATCGACGTGCTGGCAGTCTAGGGCGTAGTACAAAGAGCTCAGTCCGCCGAACACGTGCGGTTCGATCGAGCGGGTCTGCGGGTTGATGACCCAACCGGACTTGACGACCGGCCTGGGCTTGGTATCCATTTGCATGGCAATGGCTCCTATCCGTTGCTTCCTGTGGTTGGGAGCCCTCGTCTAGCTCCGAGGGCTCCCGCTTCTTAGTGTGTCGGGCTTTTGATGATCGCGGCGACCTCCGCGTCGTCCATGTGGTGCCCGAAACTCTCGTCGAGCATCGCATCGATCAGGTCCTTCGTGATCTGATGCTCCTCCGCGAGCGAGCGCCCTTGTTCGTAGGCGGACATCCGCGTCGTCACCTCCATCGCCATGGTTAGCGCGAGCGTTCCGACGTGCGGTTGAATGTCTTCGTCCTCGAAGAGCTGCATGATCTTGGCCCCAAGCTGGTCGGCCGCCATCAGCGCGTCCTTCGTCACCTTGTCCTTTATTTTTTCGTACATGGGTTCCCTCTCAATGTGCGGTGGGGTGGGGGGTTTCGGAACGAGCGCGCGCCAGCGCCTCTTCCAGCTCGGGATTTTCCTCGTTCGAGTTCGAAATGATCTCGAACCCCTGGCGCAGCTTTTTGACCGCGATCTCGATCATTTCCTGCGGGTCGCGGCGCCCATGGCGAGCGCTCATGTAGATGAATGAGGCGAACCACAGGAACGTCGCGTTCTCGACGGCCTGGGCGTCCTTGCCGATGAACACGTCGCGAAGGGCCTCATTGAGTTCGTGCGCAAGACGCGTGGCGCGTTCAACTTCGCGCTTTGCGTGCTCGGGCTTGATGTAGGTGTCTTTCATGTCTGCCTCCTTAGTCGAGGGTGGTTAGGATCGGTTCGCGCGGGCTGTGAGCTTCGTAGATGCGGTGCCCGATGACGGCATCCTTGATGGTCTTGCCGTGGATCGCGCCGTCCTCCTGTAGGGTCTTCATCAGCGCGTCCTCGGCGTTCTCGGCGTTGACGATCATCACCGCCTCGATCATCCGGACCTCCGTCACGTAGTAGATCGGCATTCCCTTTTCTCCTCAGTTCGCATTGACGCGTCGTGTATGTACGCGAAAAAAAATTCATGCGTCAACGCAAAAATCAAAATCGTTCGCAGGTAATTCACAGATGGCCTTGAAGGCGCTCGACAAAAAATGGCCCGGCTCGAAGATCGAAGCCGCCAAAGTCGCGGACTTGGTTCCGTACGCTCGCAACGCTCGCATCCACACGCCGGTGCACGTGGATCAGATCGCAGCCTCCATCAGAGAGTGGGGGTTTACACAGCCGGTATTGATTGACGAGGAGAACACCATCCTCGCCGGTCATGGGCGCGTGCTCGCGGCGCAGAAGCTCGAACTCGAAGTTGTGCCGGTGATCGTCGCGCGTGGATGGACAGAGGCGCAGAAGCGAGCCTACGTGCTCGCCGACAATCGCCTCACCGAGCTGTCCACGTGGGATATGGAGATGGTCCATAACGAGCTGATGGGCCTCATCGAGGATGGCTTCGATCTTTCGTTGACCGGCTTCACGGAAGACGCGATCGGCGGCGAGGTCTCGACGCTCGAAGAGCTGCAAGACATGATCGGCGAAGGAGATGACGAGGACTTCTGGCCGAAGATCATCATCCGCGTTCCGCCCGAGGTGAAAAAGGAATGGGACGACCTGTGGGCGACCTGCACAGGCGCCACTGAGCATGAAAAACTTCAGGAGCTGATGAAGCGATGCTTGAGCTGATCAGCGAGAAGAATATCGCCTCGACCGTCGCGCAGCTCGCGCACGAGATCGAGGAGCCCGACCTAATGGTGGTGGTTGCCGTGGGCGGGATGTTGTTTGGCGCCGACTTGCTGCGCGCGCTGTATCGCGTGGACAAAAACCCGCGCGTCGGGATCGTGTCGTGTTCGAGTTATGGCGACAGCCGCACGGCCTCGGGCCCGCCGATCATCAACGGCCTTCAGGGGCTGAAAGTCGAGGGCAAGAAAATCCTCGTGGTCGATGACGTGCTCGACACGGGTGTCTCGCTGAAGTCGATCTCGCGCGGGTTGAAGGCGCTCGGCGCCTACGAAGTCAAGACGTGTGTCCTCGTCGATAAAATGAAAGGCGTCGTCCGCTCGGATTATGCCGGCTATCGCATGACCGAAGATTTCTTTTTGGTCGGGTACGGCATGGACAACGCCGGGCGCGATCGCGGGCTGCCCTATGTGGGAGTGATCTGATGCGTCCGCTCCGAGGTCTGCTGTCGTACCATTATCATCGCAAGAGGGGCATCGAGCCGATCCACACGCGCTGGTCGGCGATGGCCCCCATCTCGCTGTTTGGCGACAGCGGTGCATTCTCGGCGGCGAACAGCGGCGTCCCGGTCAAGGTCGAGGAGTATTCCGACTGGCTGAAAGACAACGGCAAGTTCTTCGACGCCTACGCCAACCTTGACGTGATCCGTGATCCCGAGGCGTCGGCGCGCAACTTGAAGTACCTGATGAAGCGCGGGCATCACCCGCTGCCGGTCTTTCACACCGGCTCCGATTTGAAGTACCTGGAGCGCATCATCAAGGACGGGCACGCCTACATCTGCTTGGGAGGGATGGTCGGCGTCAACAAAAAGACGCTGATGCCGTGGGTGGTGAAATGCTTCCAGCTCGCCGAGCGCCTCAATCCCGAGGTGCGGTTTCATGGCTTCGGGCTCACGTCGTTCGAGCTCGTGAAGGCGTTCCCGTGGCGATCCGTGGACAGCACGACTTGGTTGAATGGCGGCAAGTACGCGCTGCTGCAGCTTTTCGATCCGAGGACCGGGACGTTCAAGCTGGCGAAGCTGTTCAACAAGAGACAAATCATTGAGGCCGAGGGTCTGATCCGCCTCAACGGCGGCGACCCGAACGACTTCATGGAGCGCGGCCGCGGCGACTATCGACACGCGTATCTGGTGTGCGTGAACGCCTGGCGCCACCTGGAGCGCTGGATGGAGATGCGGCACTCGGATCGCTCTTTCAAATTGTACTTGGCCGGCCTGTCGAACCAGGTCGTTCAGATGTTTAGCGAGGCACAGCATGGCAAAAGCAATGGTCGTTCTGTCGGGCGGGCAGGACAGCACGACAACTCTGTACTGGGCGAGGGAACACTTCGCTGAGGTCCACGCCGTCACGTTCGACTACGGGCAGAAGCACGCCCGCGAACTTGAGGCCGCGAAAATGATCGCGCGCATGGCGGACGTCGAGACGCATGAGGTGGTGAAGGTTGGGCCGATCCTCGCTGGGCGCTCGCCGTTGACCAACCCGGGCGAGCGGCTCGAAACCTACACTTCCTTCGACGAGATGGACGCGATCATCGGCGACCGCGTGGAGCTGACGTTCGTGCCGATGCGCAACGCTTTCTTTCTGACGCTCGCCGCCAATCGCGCCGTGTGCCAGGACATCTTCACGCTGGTGACGGGCGTCTGCGAGGCGGACAACGCCAACTACCCAGACTGCCGGCGCGTGTTTATTGATGCGCAAGAGAGAGCCATCACCACGGCGCTCGGCCTCGACAAGCGCGGCCAGGCGTTCATGATCGAGACGCCGCTGATGAGTTTGTCCAAGGCCGACACGGTGAAGCTGGCGATGAGCCTGCCCGGCTGTTACGAGGCGCTGGCGTACAGCCACACGGCGTACTCGGGCGAGTTCCCGCCCGTCACGCAGGACCACGCGACGGTTCTTCGCGCGCACGGCTTCCGCACGGCCGGCGTGCCGGACCCGATCATCGCGCGGGCTTTTTACGAATTGCAATTCCCGCTGCCGAATGAGGATCATTACGCGCCGGTCAAGGCCGCGCATTCTGTGTCCGAGCTCGCGCGCAACATCGGGGCCGCCGTTTGATCATCGTCATCCCGTGCGGGGCTGCGAAGCGAAAGCAGCCGTCGCCGGCCTATGCGTTGTATCAGGGCTCTTATTTCAAAGCCTGCCTGCTGTGGGCGCTTTCGGTCTCGTCGAAAGATCGCGTGTTCATCTTGAGCGCCAAGCACGGGCTGCTGCGCTTGACTGACGTCGTGGCGCCGTACGATCTCAAGATGGGGCAGCCTGGGAGCATCACGCCGTCGCGGGTGAGGGAGCAGGCGCAGGCGCTGGGCGTTGCGTCACAGCTCGCTGTAGTCTTGGGCGGCAGCCTGTATGTGTCCTGCGCGCGCCAGGCGTTCGAACGCAGCGTGGCGCTTGTTGAATGCATGACGGGCCCCACGGGCATGGGGCATCAGATCGGATGGCTCAAAAAAAATAGGCGCCGCATCCCCGAAGGAATACGGCGCCTCGACGTGTCAGCGATTAGGCGAGGTGATACGCCTTGCGCTTCTTCCCGTCATCTTCGCGATCGATGACCTTGAGTTCTTTGCCGATCGCCTTGCCGATCGCGGTGAAATAGGCGAGGGGCGTCACTTGCTGCCAACCGGTCGTGTCGAGCATCTCAGCCCGCGTGATGCCCTGCTTGCGCTGAACCATCTCGATCAGTTTGTCCTTGATCGGATCGTTCTTGTGGTCGGGCCGCTTGCGCTGCTTGACGGGTTTTTCTTTCGGTTCGGGTTTCGCCTCGACCTTCGGTTCAGCCTTCGCCTTGGGTTCAGGTTTCGCTTCGGTCTTGGGTTCAGCCTTCACCTTCGGTTCGGGTTTCGCCTCGACCTTCTTCGGCTCCGCCTTCTTGGCCTTTGGCTTGTCATCCTTCGCCGGCAGGTCGAGGAGGACTTCGCCAGTCATCGTTTCGACGCGGACATCGACCAGGCCGGCCTCGTCTTCGTACGTCTCACGTGCTTCCTTGAGGGCGTCCTCGCGCGGCATCGGCGTCGATTTGGCCTTGCCGATGAACAGGACGACGGCGTCGGCAGCTTTCTTTTCGGCGACGGCCTTGGCGCCTTTTTGCTTGATCGTCATAGTAAGCTCCTTGGGCTTGTGGTGCTGCATGATCGCAGCGGATGGGGCACTCGACGTGAGTGCCCACACCGCCGAGATCACGGATAGCGTCCGTTCGCTTGCGCGTAGGCGACGTGCGAGCCTTGACGCAATTCGAGGGCGGCTTGCAGCATGCGCATGCTGCTCAGGCACATCTCCGCGTGTTCGAGGTCGTCTTGCGTGCCGCGTGCGGCGCAGCGTTCGCCCTCCTCCTTGAGGTGTCGGATGGCGGCGTGCACGACGCTCGGAAAATTGGGTTTGCGCTTTTTCATGTGTTGCTCCTTGTGGCTCGATCCACATCTGGATCGTGTTGCGTCGATACAGATTGCATCGACGATTGGCAATCCGCTTGGGTTCATTGGATCACGACGCGATTGAAGACGGTCTGCTTGACGCCATCGCGCTCGCTGTGCTTGCGCACGGTGCCTTTGAACGTCACGTCTTGCCCGACTTCGAACTCGTGGCACTTGTTGTCGCGAAAGACGAAGACGTTGCCGTGCACATCGCGCAGGATGCAGAGGGTGAAGTCGCCGAAGTCACCGCTGAGTTTTATCGAGCGCATCACCTGCCCGCACCACACGTTGCGCTGGCCGAGCTCGCCGACGAACTGCGACTCCGCGTTGTTGCGCGCGAACTCCTCGCGCTTCGCCTGACGTTCGGCGTCGCGCTGCTTGGCGCGTTCGATCGCCTTGATGGCGGCCGCCTCCTGCTTTTCAGTGAGGCAGCCCCATTGCTCGATCGCCTGCAGCATGTTGCACATGAAGCCGTCGGTGCGACCGTCGCGCATGCCGTACGCGTTCAGGTCCTTCACCAGCTGCTCGCGTTCAGGCGTCATCCATTCGACGCGGCGCTTGGCGGCGCCCTTCGCGCGATTTTGGTTGATGCGACGGGCCACGGCCCGATCGTAAGCGTTCCAGTACATGATTTGTTCTCCTTATTCCTTCAGCAGTTCATCGCGTTCGACAATGAAGTGCTCAGCGATCTGCTCCCAATCGACGTTCGCCATGTCTCGCGGCTCCATGTCCGGCGTGTGCTCGCGTCCGTAAAATGCCGTGAGCACGTCGCGACAAAACTCGGCGACCGTGTAGGCGTTGATTGTCGAGGCCCTGCGCAGGAACTGCTGCTTGGCGCGATACGTGCCCTCCTCGTTGTCGATCCAGAGGTTGACGTTCCACGTCGCCCAGTTCGTCCAACCGTTGTAGGTGTTGCTCGTCATGTGCGTTGCTCCTCAGGCGAAGTAGGCGACGTAAACGCGGTTGCCGACCTCAACCCAGTAGTGGTTGCTGTCGAGCACAGTCGCGGGGTTGTTGTTGAGGATGTTGACGATACGCTTGACTTGCGTGTCGCTGACGCGTTCGCCGCCTTCGCTGTACGCCGACGCGTAGTAGTAGGTGCCTGCGCACCCGCAGCAGCACTTGCGTGCCTTGCCGCTGTAAACTTTCTTGATGGTGGTCACATCGATCATCATGGGTCAGTCTCCTGAGTTAATTCTTCAGCGCGTCGTGTATTGACACAAAAAACATAACAAATCCGGCGGTTGCGGATCAATCCAATAGATACCGCTTTGAAAACACACGGAAAAATGAGCCTCTGATGTATCGATCGACCAAAACCTACGGCCATCACGTCGGCCTGAGCGCCGCGTTCCGGCAGCATCGCGCGGACTCGCATTGCCGGTTTCTGCACGGCTACGCGCTGGCGTTTCGCTTCGTGTTCGAGGCGGATGAGCTCGACGCGCGCAACTGGGTCGTGGACTTCGGCTCGCTGAAGTCGCTCAAGGGCTGGCTGGAAGACACGTTCGACCACAAGACGCTGGTTGCGATCGATGATCCCGAGATCGACTGGTTTCGCGAAGCGCACGCGCGCGGGATCGTGGACCTCGTCGAGATCGAGGCCGGTGGGTGCGAACGCTTTGCCGAGCTGGTGTTCGGCGCGACCGAAGTCTGGCTGCACGACAATGGTTATTCCCCGCGCGTGCGCTTGGTGTCCGTCGAGGTGATGGAGCACGGCGCGAACAGCGCGATCTTCACGAAAGAAAAAATCGATGAGTGATGGCTTGATCAGAGTTTCGGAGCTGTTCGGTCCAACATGCAGCGGTGAGGGGATGCAGGCCGGGAACGTGACGCTGTTCGTGCGCGTCGGCGGCTGCGACTATCGCTGTGCGTGGTGTGACAGCCTGCACGCGGTCCTGTCCGAGAACCGGCACACGTGGGCGGCGATGACGCCGGCCGAGATCGTGGCGCGCCTCGAACAGCTCGCCGAGCCGCCGATCTGGGTGACGCTCTCGGGCGGGAACCCGGCCATCCCGGAGGCGATGCCGGACCTGATCCGCATGCTGCGCCACCGAGGTTATCGCACCAGCATGGAAACGCAGGGTTCGATCCATCGCGCTTGGATGCGCGAGCTCGACAGCCTGGTGTTGAGCCCGAAGCCGCCGTCTTCCGGGATGACGACCGATTGGGCGGCGCTGCACGCCTGCGTCCATGCCGGCGCGCCGGAGACCTCGTTGAAGGTCGTGGTTGGGTCGGATGAAGACTATGCGTTCGCCCGTTCCGTGCATGGGCTTTTTCCTTACGTGCCGTTCTTCGTGCAGCCGTGCAATCCGCACGGCGCCGCAAACGGATTTGATCTGCAAACACTGAGCGACACGACCCGCACCCTGATGGAGCGCGTCGCCAATGATCCGGCTGCACGCAAGTGGCGGGTGATCCCGCAACTGCATACGCTGGCCTGGGGGAGCATGAAGGGTGTGTGAGAAATGTGATGAGGTCCAGCTCGCGACTTCGAGCCAGATCGACGTGGCGCGCATCGAGGCGGCCGTCAAAGAAATCCTGGAGGCGATCGGGGAAGACCCGACCCGCCCGGGGATCGTGGACACGCCGAAACGCGTCGCCAAGTGGTGGCGCGAGTTCATCGGGTACAACCCCGGCTCGGTCGGCACCACGTTCGAGGATGCCTCGGCCGGTGTCGTGATGGTGTCCGGCATGCGCGTGTGGTCGATGTGCGAGCATCACCTGCTGCCGTTCTGGTGCGACGTGACCGTCGCCTACAAGCCCGCGGGCAAGGTGTTGGGCCTGTCGAAGTTCGCGCGCATCGCACACAAGCACGCGCACCGCCCGCAGCTGCAGGAGCGCCTGGTCACCGGCATCGCCGAAGAGGTCATCGAGCGCACGGGCTCGCGCGACGTGGCGGTGGTTGGGCACGGGGAACATCTGTGCATGACCGCGCGCGGCATCCGCACGCCGAGCATCATGACGTCCATGGCCCTGCATGGGCAGTTCGAGACCGACGTGGCGCTCCGGCAGATCGTTCTGGATCAGGCGCGCACCGCCAAGGGCGTCATGTAATGTCCGACAAGAAGGACGAGATCACAGACATCGACTGGGAGGCGATCGAAGACTCGGGTCCCGGCCCGGTCGTCAACGCTCGCCCACAGACGCTGCGCTACACCTATGATGAGGTGAAGCAGGCGCTGAAAGACGCCGGCGGCGTGCAGTCGATCGCGGCCAAGCGGCTCGGTATCACTCGCGCGGCTGTTTCGCGCTGGGTGCGCTGCTACCCGGAGCTTCGTGAACTCATCCAGGAATATGAAGGCCGCGTCACAGACCTCGCGGCAAACAACATCATCAAGGGTGTCAAGAACGGCAACCTGACCGCTTCGATGTTCTGGCTGCGCACGCGCGCCCGCAACGAGGGTTGGTCGGAACGCACCGAAGTTGTGCCCGAGCCCGCGCCGGTGATTGCCGGCGAGCTGGTGGACTATTCGAAAGTCCCTTTGAATGAACTCATCGCCTTCGACGCAGAGTTGGAAGGAGAAGGTCAAGACAAACCCGATTGAGCGGGAGCGGATGCAGCGCGCGATGGCGACGGAAAGTCTCCATCAGTTCGTCAAGCATGCGTGGAAGTGGGTGGACCCCGATCCGTTTATCGATGGGGACCACATCAAAGTCCTGTGCCACCTGCTCGAACAGGTGACGCGCGGGAAAATCACGCGCCTCCTGATCAACGTGCCGCCGCGCACCGCAAAGTCTTTGATCGTCTCAGTCCTCTGGCCCGCCTGGTGTTGGGCGCAGCCGGCACGCCGTTTCACAAACGGCAAAATCGTGCCCCTGTCGGGGCCACGCGCGCGCTTTGTCTCGGCGTCATATGACGGGAACCTGTCCACGCGCGACAACTTGAAAATGCGTAACCTCATTTCGAGCCCGTGGTACCGTTCGTGGTTCCCGCACGTGCAGCTCGCTGATGATCAGGGGCAAAAGACCCGCTTCAACACCACCGCCAACGGCTTTCGGCAGTCCACCTCGGTGTCCGGCATGGCCACGGGTGAAGGCGGCGATGCGCTGATCATTGACGACCCGCACAACGTCAAACACTCGGAATCCCCCGCGGTTCGCGAAGAGACCGTGCGCTGGTTTCGAGAAGTTCTCCCGTCGCGCCTCAACAATCGTGAGCTCGGCGCGATCGTTGTGGTCATGCAGCGCGTCCACGAGCGAGATATCTCGGGCTACATCCTGTCGAGCGGGCTGCCCTACACGCATCTGTGTTTGCCGGCGTTGTACGAACCCGACCATCCGTTTCGATGCGAGTTCGACTGGCGCACGGAGTCGGGCCAGCCGCTTTGGCCGGAACGCCCGGGCTTCGACCGCAAAGGCATTGATCAGCTCGCGCTGGAAATGGGATCGTATGCGGCGGCCGGCCAGCTGCAGCAGCGCCCGGTCCCGCGCGGCGGCGGCATCTTCAAGGGGCATTGGTTCGACACGATCGATGCCCTGCCCGTTCGCCGGACAAAGGTTCGAGCTTGGGACTTGGCCGCCTCTGACGCGACCGGCTCCGACCCGGACTGGACGGTCGGCGTGCTGATGTCTCGCGACGCGGAAGGCTTTTTCTATGTGGAAGACATTGTGCGGATGCGCGGCTCGCCACACGAGGTCGAGCGCGTCATCCGTTCGACCGCGATGTTGGACGGAAAGGATGTGATTATCCGTCTGCCGCAAGACCCGGGGCAGGCCGGCAAGGCGCAAGTTGCCTACATGGTTCGGCAGCTGGCCGGCTACGCGGTCAAGTCGTATCCCGTCACCGGCTCGAAAGAGACGCGCGCGGGCCCGCTTGCTGCGCAAGCCGAAGCTGGCAACGTCAAACTTCTGCAGGCGCCCTGGAACAGACCTTTCATCGAAGAGCTCTGCGCGTTCCCGACCGGCTCGAAGGACGACCAAGTCGATGCCGCGGCCGACGCGTTCAATGAATTGGCCCAGCCGCAGCGGACCGTGTCCGTCTCGTCGATCTCCTGGGCCGCCAAAAGATAAAAAGGCACGCACAAAATGGCTGATGACATCCGGCCGGACACTCGTTCGGCTGCCTACAATCTCATGGCCCCGCGCTGGGAAATGCTGCGCACCATCATGTCTGGCACGCCGGCCATGCGCGAGGCGGGGAAAACCTACCTGCCGCAGTTCGCCGCCGAAAGCGATGATGACTATGACGCTCGCTTGCAGAAGACGGTTTTGACCAACTACTTGGAAGACGCCGTGCGCAACGCGGCCTCGCTGCCGTTCAAGAAGCCGATCTCAATTTCGGAAAGCACGCCCGAGCCGATCAAGCTCATCTTGGAAGACGTGGACCTGCAGGGGCGAGACATCACGCGCTTCGCCACCGAAGTCATGCACGATGGCGTCACCGCGGGCTACACGTTCATCCTGGTGGATTTTCCGCGCGTCGCGGACAAGGTGCAGAACCTTGGGCAAGAAAAAGCCATGAAGGCACGCCCGTACTGGGTGCATCTCAAGGCCGATGATGTGGTGGCCGTTTATTCGACGCGCATCAACGGCGTCGAGACCATCACGCATCTGCGCTTCCTGGAGGAGACCGTCGAGCGCGTCGAGTTCAAGGAAGTCACCGTGCGCCGCGTGCGCGTGTACGAGCCGGGCCTCTATTCGGTCTATCGCGAAGACCCGGAAACGAAGAAATGGGTGTTGGACGAAAGTGGTCCCATGTCCATCCCGATCGTGCCGATTGTGCCGATCATGTGTGGGCGATCGGAGGGCTCGCCGTTTGTCGTCAAGCCACTGTTCATGGACCTCGCGTTCAAACAGATCGAGCACTGGCAGTCGGCATCCGATCAGCGCAATATCCTGTCGTTCGCCCGCTTCCCGTTGCTGGCCGTTGCCGGAATCGGCACGGACTCCACCGACACGCACGCGATTGGCCCCGGCAAGCTCCTCGCCACATCCGACCCGCAGGGCAAGTGGTATTATGTCGAGCCGTCGGGTAACGCCATCGAGGCCGGCCGCAAGGACCTGGAGACTCTCAAGGAAGAGATGCGCATCCTCGGGCTGCAGCCGCAGATCGGCGAGACGGGGTCTGTCACGGCGACCGCCCGCGCCCTCGACGAGACGCGCGTCCATTCGGCCGTGCAGGTTTTGGCCTTGAACCTGGAAGACGCGCTCAACCAGGCGATCGATCTGACCTGCCTGTGGTTGAACATCCAGACCGAAGAAGCTACGGTTCAGGTCAACCGCGACTTTGGCATCTCGCTGCGTGATGCTCGCGAACTTGAGGCCCTCATCCGCACGCGTGTTGCCGGCGAGCTGTCGCGGGAGACGTTCTGGTCGGAACTTAAGCGGCGCAATGTTCTCAGCGCCGACTTCAACTCCGCGCTGGAGATCGAGCTCCTTGAGCAGGAGGCGGTGATGGGTGTTCTGCCGGGCAATTTTGGCATGCCGGGCACCAATCAAAGCGATCCCGCGCAAGAGGATCAGCCGCGCGAGGAGCCCGATCCGGCCGTGGGTAACTGATGGCAAAGAAGAAACTCGACCCGATCCTCGCAGGGAAGGTGCTTCACCGCATCAACATCGAGCGCCTGCAGAAAAGCACGCTCGATGATATGGCAAAGCTCCTGGACGACACCGCGGTCGATCTGGAGCGGCTGATTTTGCGCGCCCCGGTCGATAGCATGAACCGCAAGCGTCTCGCCGCCTTGTTGAAAGACATCCGGGCGGCGCGCGTGGACGTGTTTGCGACGATCAAGGAAAAACTCGAAAGCGATCTGGTCGATTTCTCGAAGTACGAGGCCGAGTTTCAGGAGCTCTTTTACAAGAACCTGGACCCGACCATGATGTTCGGGCGCCCGACCGCCAAGATGCTGCGCGAGCTCGTGACCAACGAGCCGATCTCGGGGGAATACCTCAAGGGCTGGGTGGACAAGCTGCATCAGGACGAGCTGTTTAAGCTCAACCAACAAATCCGCCTCGGCATCTCGCAAGGTGAAGGTGTCCGCCAGATCGCCAACCGCCTGGTCGGCTACAAAGACATCAACGGCGTGGTGGTCGGAACAAAGAAGAACGCGCAGATGCTGGCGCGCACCGCCTACACGTCGGTGCAGGCGCGCACGGAGATGGCGTTCCTGCTCGAAAACATGCACCGCTTCGACGAGTACGTCTGGGTGTCCGTCCTCGATGAGCGCACGACCCCGATCTGTCGCTCGCGCGCCGGCCAAATCTACAAGATCGCCGACTATGAGCAGGGGGCAGCCCCGATGCCGCCGGCGCACGTGAATTGCCGCTCTTCGATCGCCGGCATCCCGAAGGGGTACAACAAGGAACGGCTCAAAGAGAACCTGTCCTTCGAACAGTGGTTGAAGCGCGTCTCGCCCGAGATTGCGAAGGAAGCGCTCGGCGCCTACGCCTACAAGTTGTGGACGGACGGGAAATTGCCCGTGCCGAAGTTCTTCGACCCGACCGGCAAGAAGTACACGATCGAGCAGCTGAAACAGGTCGAGCTGAAATACTTCGCCGAAAATATGTTCGAGGGCGTTCCGAGCGAGCCGGACAACATCCCGAGCGCCCTGCCGGGCGGCCGCGACTATGGCGACGTGGTGGGCTACCCGTCCGCAGACCCGACGGACGGCGACAGGCGGGCGAAGTCCATCAACCCGACCAATCGCCCGGCCCCGGGCCGACGAACCCGCGAGGCGATCGAAGACTACTCGAATGAGGTTTACGACACGGTCAATCGGTACCTGCGTCACGGCTCGGACGATGACTGGAGCGCCGACCAGGCCAACTACATCTCGGACACCATCGCGTCCATTGACTCTTTCATGGCTCAGTCGCGTACGAGCGAGCACCTCATAGTTCGCCGGGCGATCAGCTCGCGCACCTTGCCTGATGCTCTCCCGGCTGGGGCGGTTATTCAGGATCGCGCTTACGTCTCGGCGACCTTGCATGGCGAGGAGTGGCTCGCGCGGTGGGCGGGTGAGCAGACGGACAGTTACGGGCAGGCCCCGAAGCGCAT